GTATAAGAAAATATAAACAATTCAACATGTCTACCGTTACCGTACACAATGAATTATCCCGCAGGGAAGCTGCGAAGAAGAAACAATTGAATGAGGAGTTCAATTCAACTTACAAGAGCTTAGACAAGGCCAAATTAAGGCGAGCTCAGAGAAAACTTCGAATCGATATGCTTAAGATCGAAATTGGGACATTAAAAGCTAAACTTAAACATCACATTTCTCAGTGTCCCCTCCCAAATCCCTACATAGTCCTACAACAATCAAGAACCAACAATGTTTTTGGTGAGGAAATCGTCTACATCAGTTCATCGCCTTTGTGGCAATGGAAACAAGTCAAGTTGGCAAATGAACTTTATGCCATAACTTACCAATATGGACGAACCCCAATCTCTGAAGATCAGTTGGACCGATTTTTAACGTGGAGGATTACAAAGCGATCATTTTTAAGGCAAATCAATTTGAAGGTTAAGGAAATCACTGAGGTTAAGAGAAAGTACTCGAGAGCCAAAAATTACAGCGACCAACTTGATCTCTCCGATGAATATTTGGAGGGATTTGAAGCTATTTGGAGCTATGGATGCACGAACCCAAGAGATGGCATGGCAGAAATCCTGTCCGCTGCTGTCCGCCAATTGGATTCGGACTTCATGGTCGACAAGTGTAGTTGGGTTGAGATGAATGGCAAACTCAGACCTAGAGTATACGCACGTATGCTCGCGATCGTTCTCAATAAATCTCTAAGATTTCTCACAGGAATCACTATGGACGAGTCCAAGAGGGTTACTCCTTGGGGACTCATAGAGCACGAGTACTTGAACCAGTTTTCAAGTCGCGCCTCGAGACCTACTATGCTTGTACTAGATAGAGACGACCCTGCGAAGGGTAATTTCTATCCTGCTGCTGAGATCAACCGTCCTGGTTTAAGAACTACTAAGGACATCGAATGGCTAGAGAAGCTTAGCGATATTCGGAATGAGAAGACCACTGTTCAAGGTCTGAGATTCGGCCCCGTCACCTTCGTAGTGATGGATGCAATCGATAAAGATTGCCAGAATTTCCACTCTTCCAAGTTTGCTGCATCTAACTGCTTGATTGTTCCTGTTAAATACGACTCAACTGCTAACACAGTGACGGTCGCTGATGTTCCTCAATCCGGTACCAATGGTCTAGTCCTTCTCATCAGCAGATATTCCGATGGAAAGTGCAGATCCACTCACTATTACTATGCATATGAAAAAAGGAGGTGCTTCTTCTCAAAGAACTCAAAGAAAAACGTTGTTGGGGTCACCAAACTCGACAAAAGAGGGTTCTTCTTTAAACCAAAAACCACAGTTGATGATTTTTTCGTCACTGGTGGTCTTGTTAAGGATGAACCTGAAAGAGTCGAATTCCCTGATAATGACATTGAAGAGAAGAAAGAAAACAAGGTCCAAGCTCAAAAACAGAAAAAGATTCCTATTAGGGTGGCTGACAATCACAATCTTAATGCAGAAGGAAATGTCATTGAGATCCCTGATCCACCTGCTCTTGTAAACCAACCCAACCCTCCTGTTCCCCCCCTTGATGAGCCCGTGATTGAACCTGTTCAACCACAAGTCGCTGAACAGCCGGTTCCTATCCAGGAGCCTGCTATGCTCCCACAACCCGAGCCAGAAGTACAGGCGCCTGTCGCAGAGCCTGGAAATGCTCAGGATGGTGAGGTCGATGCTCGTCCTATTCAAGGCGCCCAAGAACAATTGCAAGCCCAACCTGAATTTCAGGAGGCTGAGGTTCCCCCTCCCCCAGCAGAAGAACCGATTAACAACGATGCCCCTCAGGCGCAAGATCAACCTGCTGCAGGAGAACCCCCTAAACAAATGGTTGCCGAAGTTGGGAAAAATGACATAGTCATTGAAAAACCGGGTGCTGCTCCCGATGCCAACAATGAGAAAGTTGTTGATGCCGCCACAATCGACGTTCAACTTGAGCTTCAATCGAAGATCAATGAACTTACCAATCAAGTGATGCTGCTCACGAATCTTGTCACTAAATTCGTCGAGCCCAAAGAGATTGTGCGCGAGGAGGATTCTCAATCCACTGCTGATGATGGCTCAGATTCTGAGTCTGAGTGTTCTACATGTGAAAGCAGTGATGAATGTCCAGTTAAATCTAGGTTGGATGAACTTCGTTCCGTCCCTAGGAAAGAGAATGACCCTCGTGTCTTTGACTTGTTGCCAAGTCATGGGTATGAGATAGACGTGATGCCAGGTAAAAAATATCCTTGTAAACCCCAGAAAGTCTCCAAAGTTGGTAGTATTGTTGGAAGATCCTACTCCGATTTCATAATTTTCTCACTGATCTTGAACTTCTTGATCAGAATTAGAGATTGGTTGTTAGGACTTGATGGTCGTGGACCTAATCGATTTAACACCTTCAGACTGATGAACCCTATTGATATAGGAGTTCTTTATGAAGACGTTAGACCAATTGCCTCCTTCAACACTGAGATTTTCAAGCAGGGCCGGTTGTGGCGGATGGAGTACAAATCTTTTGAGCGTCCTAGGCTCGAGATCTCGATACCCCACCTCGCAATCTCGTTCTTCATGATTTTTTTTATTTCGAGTCCTTTAATCATCACCGAACTCGTTCTGGGGCTGAAACATTTCTGGATGCTGCCCTTCCTGTTATTTAACCTGATTGTAATCATGGTTTTTGCAATTCTGCTCAGTGTGAAATCTGAAGTGAAAACCAAGAAACGTCACATGGTGATAGATCTGGAGATCGCCACTCAAGTTATTCATGGACTTACTGCTTCTAGGTCCTATATATCTTCGATCGACCCTAAAGGGGAATTTTCTCCTTTTGAAACTCTCGTTGCTGAGAAATTCAGGTCGATCCACTCGGTGAACTCCCCAGTCAACATGCTGAAGTTAGCTGGAGACACAACAACCTTTGTAGCTGCTTTCATGGAGAACCGCAACATGAAAGACAGGTTGGACCGTAACTCTGAGAATCCTGGTTATGATGGCTTATGAACGCCATTATAAGCAAGGCTACCTGCCAACTAGCGTTGATGTTGCGCCACGGTTAGCCTTTAAAAATATGTCAATCGACGCAACCATAAGTAGGTCCCGGGAAGATTCTAAAACGTACAAGCCACAGGTTGTAGGAACTACTTTACCATACTTCATAAGGGAAGTTGCTCGGCCAACACCCGCGTCCAATAACACAGAGTCTTTTAAATGCGCTTTTCAAATGAGGGTTGGTGCAGCGATGCCGCCTTTGAACAGACACATGTTCAGGAGGTTTCGTCGCTATGCTCTACACCTAGCCCGCAGGGAGTTCACACCTATTCCAGCTGATGCCGACCTGTCTTTCAAGACCTGGCTAGAGGAGATCAATCAACCTGGCGACAGGAAAATTGAGCTTGCTCTAGCTCGAAAGCGTCTCGAGGAAGGCATTCCTAACAGGAAATTGATGACCACGAAAGGCTTCTTAAAGGAGGAGGATTATGACAATTGGAAACATCCAAGAGGAATTAATGCTCCGCCTGATGAAGCCAAAGTCCTATGTGGACCTGTCGTCAGAGCCATGGAAAAGGTCGTTTTCTCGACTCCCCATTTTGTTAAAAAGATTCCTGTAGCTGACAGATGTCAATTTGTTACCTCACGACTCCAAGTGACCGGTAACAAATACCTGGAAACCGACTATACTAGTTGGGAAGCTGGGGTTAATCCCCACATGATGTCTGTTGTCCACGAAGTATATGCATACTTACTCGGAAACCACCCTGAAGCTCCTGAATTCTTAAATTACTGCAGGACAATACGGGGATGGGTATCCATCTCTTACAAAAACGTAAGGGCTCGAACTCTAGCTCGGATTCACTCCGGACGTCTAGATACATCATTGGGAAACGGTCTATTGAATTTCCTAGTAACAAGATTCATGCTACATGAGAGCAGGTGCAAGCACCATGCTTCGATATTTGAAGGTGATGACGGCCTAGCCTCTTTCTCTGGCCAAGTCAACACTGGAATAGCTGCTTTACTAGGAATGGTTGTTAAGGCTGAAATTTTTGATGATGTTGGAGAAGCCAGTTTTTGTGGTCTGAAGTTTGCTCAGAGCAAACAGATAATTAGAGACCCTGTTCAAACCATAATTAAGATGTCATGGACAGGCAAGCAGTATGCCAGAAGCGGTAAAGAAAAACTAGAACAGTTGCAATTAGCCAAAGCAATGTCCTCTTTGGCTGAAACACCGGCCTGCCCGATTGTCAACGTATTTGCACAGACAATCATTGAGAAACTACTACCTAACCATAGATTGCGAAGTATAATGGATTTGGTTGAGAACAAAGTAAAAGCTGACTCTTACACCCTCGATAGACTCAAACGCGGTATTGCAAGATTTGAGTCTGGTGTTCGCTTTGAGCAGCCTACGTTGGCCACTCGACTAGCCGTTGAAAGAGCTTATGGAATAGGAGTTGATTTACAAGTTTTGTGGGAAGATATCATCAGAAAGTCACCGATCGGAGGCATAAGGCTTCCACTGATTGCTGACAAAGTGAAACCGGCTTGCTCTGAGTACTGGAGTGAGTATGTGTTCACTGACCCCAAGATGATGACACAACGGACGTTCCACACACTCGAGTATTGCATGGACAACATGACGATTGGAAACAATCCAGGTGTTACTCCGGCTTCAATACGCCTTAACGTGTAAATCACGCTGATCTCGCAGTATGGAAACATCTGCTAGAGCTCCGAT